TGCGCCTTCAATCGCTGCCGGGTCAGTTCGTTCGTGTGGTCAACACAGGGCTCGCACGGACACGAGAACGAATGGGCGTGCCCGGCCTCGCTATCCACGGGTGCGGCCGGCGGCGGCGCTACGGGGCGGCGCATGGCGAAGGGATTCAGAGCGGCGGCGAGTTTTTTCAGCATAGCCGGATTCTATCAGCCGCCCGCGGCCTTTAGCAAGGCGCCCATGTTCGTCATGCTCGACTTGCGCGGCGCTAGGCACATGACACCCGCGTCAGCAATGTCCGGGCTCGCAACCTCGTCGGGGTTTTTGTCAATGATAATCGTGCCGTTCGTGCGGTCCACGACTTGGGCTTGCGATAGCTGCGGCACGAACGTATCGCGCTCGGGGCAGTCCTCGGCAATCGCGACGAGCATGTGCGCGTCGAATGGCTTGCCGTTCTTGCATTTCCATGTGTTCCAAAAGCATAGGCGAGCCGTGTACCACGACTGCGCCTTGCGGTTGGCGAACAAATCCTTGGCCTTGCGCTTCGTCCCGGGCACGATAACCTCGGGCCGCACGACGGCCTCGGAGCCGCGGTAAGGATGCGCGCCAACCGTGCCGCTCGTGAAATACTCGCCGGGCGTCACGCCGGGCTTGCCGAGCAATGCGGCCTGTTTCTCGCTGCGCGCCTCGTTGATAAGCCGCATGTCCGAGTGAACTGCGGCGCCGCCCATGCCGTCGGCGTCGTAGTCAAACGCGGTAAGCCCCTCGCTTTCGCAATAGCCGATGGCCCGTTGCACGCTGTAGCCCGTGTCCGAGTTCTTGCCGCTCCACGACTTGGCGAACGTGAACACGCGCCCGGTCAGCACGACGAACGCGTTTTTGTCGTTGCCGCGGTCGGCTATGTCGAGCGCCGCGCGCTTCGCCCCGTTGCGTAGATCAATGCCGTACTTTTCCTTGTACCACACGTCGAAACCGATAGCCGCCTTGACGTGCTCGGCGTCGATACACGACCCCTCAAGCGAGGCCATAAAGTCGCAATCAACCTCTTGCCGCAGCGTGACGGCGTCTAGCGTGGCTTCCTGTTCCTCGTACCACGTGCGCCCGTCAACGTTGCGCTCGCCGGTCGTCTTGCGCGGGTCGTCGCGCCATGTGAAGTTGAACCGACGTATGGCCGAGTTGTGAGCGCGCGTGTAGAACGAATTGCCCGGCCCGTTGACGCTCGACATGTCAATGCGGCAACGAGTGTTGGCCGACAAGTTCTTGTCGATAATCTTCGGGTGCTCAAAGTGCGCCGCCTCGTCAACGATGAATATTGCCTTACGTCCGCCGCGGCCCGCTTGGTCGCCGGCCTCGCCCGTGATAGACGAGCCGGTCAGCGGGAAACTGACGCGCTTGTCAGCCGAGCAATTGTCTATGTTGAATCCGCCGTTGAACTCGGGCGGCAGGTATTCGAGGAAACTGCGCACCTTGTAAAACAGCGTGTCGGGGTCGCCCGTGCGATCGATCTTAATCTCAAGCGCCGAGCCGACGCCGGCCGCGAAGCCCTGACGAAATATGCACAGCGTACAGAGTAATGCCATTGCGACCCACGAGGCGCCCACGTCACGCGACTTGACGACGACGCCCGGCTTGCTGTCGGTCCAACAACCGATAAGCCAATCAATCATTTCGCGTTGCTTGGGGAACAACTCGAACGCGATAACAGGGTTGCGGCCCTCAGCGATAAGCCGCGGGTCGTTCGTGTAGCCCCAATCGTTGATAAAGTCGGCCATCGTGGCGGCGTTCGTCGCATAATAACGCTTGACCCATGCAACCTTTTCGGCCGACTTGACGCCCGGCTCGTCGCGGCGCAGCCATGCGAGGCAGTCCTCGCGCGCTTGCAGTTGATCGGCTTGCGGCCCGTACACGTCGCGCAGTTCGAGCCGGCGTTGCATGTAGGCGTTGACCGCGGCTTGCTCGTCGCCGTCCATGGCGTGCCACGCAACCGCGCGCGCTGTGCCGTCGAGGCTGAGCACGCGCTCGAATGCGAGCCGCGTTGCCGGCTTGCGCTTCATGGCGCCGTACGCCCTGACAGCTATGTCATAACCCGAGGGTACTGTGACGGGCTTCACATTTGCGCTCATGCGGGCGGCCCGAACGACTCGAACAGCCGCAGCGCGTCCTGTGCGCTCGCCGCGTCGCGTGCCGGCTGTACAGCAACGTTCGCGTTGAGATTGAGCGAGCGCGTGACGTAGGCCGATTGCAGTTTGTTCAGCATGTCAGCGACCGCGAGCTTGTCGTGCGTCTCAATCTCGATAACGCCCTTGTCGTTTTGCTTGGCGCCCTTGAACAACGCGCGGGCCGCGGGGCTCAGTTCGTCCGTAGGCGTGAGCACCACGCGGGCATAACCCTCGCCCCGACAGTGCGGGCAATCGTGGCGCGGCTTGGTCGTGACGGGAAGCTCGGGCCGCGGCTCGTCGGGATTGAACGGGTCGGGCGCGAAGTGAGCCGCGAACGCGCGTGCAATCTCAGCCTCGGGCCAACAATTGCCGCATGGCTCGCGAACGATTCGGCTTAGCTCGTCCTCGTTGCCGGCGAGTATGAGCCGCAACCATGACATGCGCTCGGCTATCGTGCTGATCGTCTCGGCGTCGATCTTAGGCCGTAGCTCGGCCACGCGGGCGCGTATACCCCAATGCCGGTTGAGCGCCTGTATCTGCGACGATTGGCCGCCGGCCGTGTTAGCCACGAGGCCCGACGCACGGAACGCCTCAGCATAGCTCATGCCGCTAGCCACGGCCCGGGCATAGTTTTCCTGCCGGCGCGTCAAGGCGCGCGCGGGTAGGTTGGGCGGCACGGCAGGCGGGCCGACCGTGGTGTTGGGTTGGGCGTCCATGCCAATTAGACTAACTAAAACGACCTAACAAACGCAACAACGCTTGCCGCAACGATCGGTCACGCAGAGCCCCGAGCCGCGACGCGCCTCGTATTTGCAAACGCTGTTAGTTAGTTAGATTGAGAGTTACACAGATTCCTATAGTTGATATAAAAGCGATTTATTAGATTATAGATAGATAGTAATAGGTAGTAAGGTAGAACATCTATCTAGCTCAAATCTAATAAACGTGTTAAAGTACCTGCGGTACGGGTTAAGTAACTCTCAATCTAACTAACCAAGTGAGGTTTTATGGAACTGCAAGTAATGACTCGTCGCGAGGCGCAAGAGCGCGGATTGAAACGCTTTTATACCGGCGTGCAGTGCTTTCGAGGCCACGTCGCCGAGCGCTACACGTGCAACGGGGGTTGCGTTGATTGCCTCAATTTCAAGACGCCCAAGCGGCCCGGCTCGAACTCGTCCATGACTTTCCTACCTGCAAAGGGCTTCTCGTTCGCCGGGTTTATCGACGGCGCGCTGCCCACGCCGATCGAGGCGCAAGCCGCGTTTCGTCTCATGGCTCACGGCAATTGGCATTTAGAAGCCCTCAAGCAGTTGCGCGCCAATCCGAAGCTCATGGCCCGGTACGACCACGAGGCGACGATTGCCGATCAAATCGCGATGAATGAAGGCCGGCTATGAGACGCGGCTCAGCGCTACGCCGGCAGGCAATCGCGTTCGGCGAGCCAACTTACAACCCGGGCAAGCTCTGTAAACATGGACACGAAAGCGAGCGCTACACGTGCAACGGGGCGTGTGTTGAGTGCGTTGCGGTACGACGTGCAGAGAATCAACGACTTAAGCAGAATCGGGTTAAATAGGCCCGCGGGGTTGCGCCGTGCGAGATAATACGGCCAACCCCGAGGAGCGCGTGCCATGCCCAACAAACTCAAGCCGATTACTTGCGCCCGCGACTGCGCCGAGCATTGTTACAACGATTGGGATTCTGAGGGCGAGTTCACGCATGAGGGCGACCCCGAGGCCGCGAGCGAGTAAAGAGTTGACAGCCGCGTCAGGCGTGCTACGCTGCGCGCCATGATCGTAGGCCCTCGCTCCTCAAACCCTCGCGTTCACTCTGAGCGCATGCAGACTGCCGGCCGTTGCACGGTCAGCCCCAAGCGAAACCCATACGGCGGCCTCTCGAACGGTATTATGGTTTCGCGAGATGACACGCGTGTCGATTGTCGTATTTGCCTGTACCACATGGGCCATTATATGCCGCTCGTGAAGCTCGACGAGCACCAAAGGCGCAACCGCGAGCTATACAACTTCCAAATCGAATTTTTCAACGAGGACTAACACCCATGAACCGTAAACGCTGGCGCCGGCTACAGCGCAAAAACCGCCCATTGGCTCGCTTGCGTGAGGCCATGCAACAAGCCTTGATAAAGACGCTCGGCTACAAAACGGGGCGTATGGCAATGGGCCGCGACGCATGAGCTTTACTGTAACGTTCGAGTGCCCGAAGCACCCACAATACGCAGCGAAGATACGCCCGGCCGATGGCTGCAAATGGTGCCTCGCGATGTTTGCCGGCCGCAACAAGCTCAACGCTGTGCTGAGTGAGGAACGCGAGGAGCGCGACACGCATGCCGAGCAAATCCTCAAGGACGTAAAGCCATGACCGAGGAGGAACGAGTAATTGCGTATCGTCAGGCGAATTGCAAGCACGCATTCATAAAAGGCGTTGCTGACAAAGCGCCCCGCTGTGTTCATTGCGGACTGTGCGAGCATGACTACACGCCGCCCACGTGGATCGTATGACGCCGATCAACCCGACTGTCGTGCAATGCCCTGACGGCCTTGTCGGTTGTCTCGTGGCGCGCGAGGGGCTGCTTGGCTGCGTCGAGTTCGGCACGCGGCGCATAGTGAGCGCCTACCCGCTGATAACTCTCAGTTACCATATTACTTTGAGCAACAAAGAAACGCCCTCGACGCCGAAGTATATGCGCAAAGTGTGACGCTCGACACGCTTGTCAGTTATGATGCACGCCAGAATAGCGCCACGTTAAACCGAGGAGCTAGGCATATGAAACAGTCGAGAAACCCGTACAGCAATACCAAGCGCCGCAAGGCCGCGCTCGCGTTCTTGGCGTCTAAGGGAATCACGCAGCCGCGCGGCTTGTATCGTACCGTCATAACGACGAGCGACATACCGTTGCAGCCCCGCGCAATGTTGCTGCCCGTTCGTCGGCCCGCGTTGGTGCGCTCATGACGCCGTTCACGCAGACACAGGCGACCTATCATCGGCGCGAGTTGAAGCGACAAGCCGAACAGCACGGCCGTATGTTGGGTCGCCTGTTCGCCCTCGAAATCATCGGTTTCGCAATCGTCATTGCTTTGGAGCTTATACGCCTATGAAAATCAACCACAATCTCGCGGCGGCCCTAATCATGGGCCTTACCTCGGGCGCGTACCAATTCCCGCGCGGCGCCACGTCGAGCAACCGTGTGCATACGAATCGTGCGCCCCGCGGCAGTGCTGAGGAGGCCGTACGCCTCACAGCGGCCGAAGCCAAGCGAGCGCGCAAAGCCGCCAAGCGTGTCAAGTCATGAGCCGCGTTATCGCCACGCACACAGATATCGACGACAAGATATTGCGCATTGACTTAGATTGCGGCCATTCGGTGCGCGGCAGTCTGTTCAATATCGGCAATGGCGACGTGTTCTATTGCTCGCACTGTCCCGCGGGCGGCGAGGCCGGCGAGGTTGTCCCGGTCAAGCCTGCATGGCCTGAACAGCGCAAGGGCGTTCAAATGCCCAAGGCTGAGGACGTGCTCGACGCAATCGCCGATGACTACGCGAATACCATGTTGGCGCAGGGCGTTGTGATCGGGGCGCCCGAGCGCATTGCCATTCGCCGCGCGGCGAACATTCAGCTAGCGTGGTACTACGCGATGCGCCGGGTAATCCCGTGAAAGATCGGCGCCCGTACAAAGCAAAATTCGCATTGCTGAGCGAGTGCGGCGACTATCGCTACAAACTCGGTCGCGTGTGGGACGAGGACAAAGCCACAATGTTGTGGGTCATGCTCAACCCGAGCACGGCGAACGCCGACGAGGACGACGCGACAATTGGCCGTTGTGTTGATTTCGCCGATGCTTGGGGCTTCGGTTCCATTCTCGTCGGCAACGTGTATGCGTTCCGATCAACTGACCCGGCCGGCCTGTGCGTATGCAATCCCGTCGGCCCTGAGAATTACGAGCATTTGGCCGACATGGCGCGCGGGGTTTCGCTCGTCGTCTGCGGTTGGGGGGCGACTGTGCCGTGTATCAACGCGCACCCGATCGCCGTACGCCTCGCTATGGCTTCGTTTCACGATCGGGCGACGTACTGCCTTGGGCTCACGGCTCGGGGCGCTCCTAAGCACCCGTTGTACCTCAAGAGCGATACAGTTCCGCAAATCTACAGTTGGCCCTCGTGAGCACCACGCCCTCGACGCCCGGCATTTGCAATTGCTGCAAGAACATAGTTGCCGGCGGAACTGGTACGCTACGTCAATGGAACGGGGCCGCGCGGCGGTTCGCACCTAAGTACGCGATTCGCTCGGCCTACGGCATATTGGCGGCACTGCGTTGCGTCAGTTGCGAATCGTACTACGTGCCGAGACGAAAACGAGGTTGACACGCGTGTCAGAGGCGAGCAAAATTGAGACGTGCATCACACTAGGGGTACGCGTCTTGTTAACTATAATAGTTTTGTTCGTTCTCGCCTATATTGTCTTGATCGCGGCCGTTTGTGTTACTCTCAGACGAGCAACGCAGCAAATCGAGCAAGACTACCCGCTAACTGACCCGCCATGCCCGAACCAACCGGCCGAGAAATCAACGACAAAGTGCGACAGTGCGGCGTCGTCGCGCTCGTCGATCTAAGCGGCAACCGGATTTGGTTCTATCCACGTGGTCGCCTGCCGCGCCACGTTACGGCCTACCTTGATGCACACAACGGCCGCAACGCCCTCGTGCTGCGCGATTTCTGTGTGAGCCTTGGCCGAGGCGTCATTGCCGACTAGCCCTTGTTGGCGGCCTCGTACATCGCTTTAATCTGCGTCGGGTCGGTCACGCCTATGCTCGTATGGTTCGGCAGCACATAGAGCACGGGCACGGTGCTATCGCCTAGCGGCGTGAGAACCTGCCCGAGCGGCAAGCCCGGGTGTGGCACGTAGCCTAAACCTTCCATCATTGCGCGGCGTGCCGGCGCTGTGCTTCGGTATCGCTTGCTGTCGAGGAGGTTGTTTACCTTCGTGAAGTTGACCCAACCGCCGCGGTACCCGACGGCGCCGATACGCACAGCCTCGATAATGTCCTGTTCCCACGGCGGCCGGCTCACGAGGATATGCTCGGCCGTGCTCGACGTTACCGGGCATTTCTTGGCACTGAATCCCGCCTCGATTGGATCGTTGGCAAGGTAGTACGCCACGTGCGCCCAACCGCCGCCCTCGGCCCACGACCAAAGCTTATCGAAATACGCTTCGGTCAGACCGTCGCGCTCCAAATCGCCGACGCGCTGTTGTTTGGAAAAAAACGGGGCAATGCGGCGGTCGTCAGGCTCTTTGCGAATGCCGGCTTTATGGTTCGAGTTGAGGATTGCATTGAAGCACACTTCGCGCGTTACTTTATCGACGCCCTTTGGCTGTACTTCAAGCTCTGTCTGCGTCACCATGGGCTTGATTGTTTCCCACACTTTGGCGTAGTCCTCGGCTACCTTGATATCCTCGATTGCGAGAAACAAGCAGCCATATAGGCTCGCGTTAAATTGGCTGTCGAGATTGGCGGCCGTCGGGCTCTGCGTGAACTTGCGGCCGATGCAATAGCGCATCGTTGCATTGATGAATGACTTGCCGTTGCCGGGCATGCCATACAGGAACGGCCACCACATGGCCTTGTCGCCCTTGCACTGAACCATAAACTTAAGGTAATTGAGCAACAAGCGCCAATCGTCAAACAGTATTGACAAGTGTGTCAGGAACGGCGTTACGTCGCCCTCGACCGCCTCGATAGGCACGGGCCGCCACGTGTTGACGAACTCTTGCCCCTCGCGCTCGACGACAATGCCGGGCTCTTGCCGCGGGTCAAAGAGCGCGCCGCGCACCTTGCGGCCGGGCGATACTTGCGACTGTACGAAACCCTCCCAAGCCGAATCGCTCGTCTTGGTATTGGCGGCGTCCATGAGATAGGATTTTTTAGCGAAACGCGGGTGCGCGTCGAATTTCGCCTTGTCCATTACAAAGCCGTCAGGGCTTACAATGCGGTTCATGTCATTGATGTATACGTAACCCTCGAACAGCGCGCCCATGTGCGCCCCGCCGAGTAGCGTTAAGCCTTGGGCCTCCTCGTCGAGCGTCGGCATGGTTGCCGGCGCCGCGGGTACTACGTGTTCGCCGACCGTCGTCGCGATTGGTTGTGATGCTTGGAACGTCGGCGGCCGGGTGGCTGCCACGCTGACGGCCTCTTGAACGGCGGCGCGCTCGGCGACCGCTGCGTTTCGCCGCTTCCATTGTTTCGGGATGGCAACGGCTTTGAGGATTGTTGCGCGCCGATAGTCCGGGCGCTCGTTCCATTTTTGGCGCTGTAAGAGGCAGTCGGGGCGCGCTGCGATCCGCTCCATAGCGTCGCAGTTGTTGCCAAAACCATAAGCGAGATGATTAAAAAACGCCTGATCGACGCTAGAACCGTCATAGGGTAGCCCTGATTTGCTGTCGGGATTGGGCGGCCAAATGACCGCGAGCTTGTTTGTGTTGAGTGTCCATAAATCCTCGAACGTTACTTTGGCCGGCGAAAATCTCGCGGCCATTGATTTCGTCTTGAGCAACTGCGCAATGCGCTCCTCGTCGGTACCCGTGAACGTGCATGCCGGGTCGTACTCGGTCGTCCATGTGGCCGGCGTGCCGTCGCCTGACAGATTCGTCGGCTTGAAATGCGTCCACGCGAGCGACCAAAGAAAGTCAGTTAAGCCGCGCATCGTCCGCTCGGATCATATTACCCGTGAGTGCGATGTACCGAGATTTCGTGTATAGCTCCATGTGCAATTGTTGGTTCTTGGTTGAGTGCGGCGGCGGCTCGCCCTCGTACGGTCCGATGATATGCACGCCGCGCCCGCTCATGCTGATTTCGACATACGCGTCAGGATATGCCTTAAACGCGTCCTTGATGACCGTCTTGGCGAGTTCGGATAATGCGCCGCCGAGTATACACCCGTCGATATCGACGCACAGCAAGCCCGAGCCTTCGTGTATGACGATACCGACGCCGTAGCCGGCGCCGAGCGCCCGGGCGTATTCAACCGCGACCGCCCATGACAACCACGTTGCCGGATTCTGCGCGTCTGATCGCGCAAAGTCTGACGCGGGGTCGGCGTGCAACGCATTGATCGGGCTTTTATCGGAGCCCCGCCATATGATGAAAACAGGCTTGGCCGAAACCCAAGCGGCGAACGGATTCACGCGCTAGGTTACAATGCCGAGTGCGTCCAATTTCTGGCGCTGCCCTCGTGATATGTTCTCACGCTTGACGAGCGGGTCGCGCAGCGCAACGGCCTGCGTTACAATCTGTCGGTTGCCCGTGGCTATGGCCTCGCGCACGATCGCATCGCGTAAGCCGTCCATGGTGCCCCAATGATAGTTGACAGTGCCCATACCGCATTTCAGACGGGCGGCAATGTGGCGCTTGAGTACTCCGCGGTACCCGAGAGTTTCGGCGAGCGCGATAGCTGCCGCGAGAATTTTAGACTTGTCCAAGGCTGGTAACTCCTATGGTGTGGTGCGTGGATCAGTATGGTAAATACTGACGCCGTTGTCAAAGCTTGTCGGGGTCGTTGATGAAAACAGCATAGCCGCCCTCTTTGTTCACGAGTTCGGCCCAACGATACTGAGCGGCGGCGGCCTCGTCTTTCGTGTTGAGCGGCGGCGGCGCCCAATCCTCGGCCTTGCATTCGACCGAGACAAATTGCGCGATAACCTTGCCGACCATGTCGGGCGTTATAATCACGGGGCGCCAGCCGATTAAGTCGCCGCTCTTGAGCTTGTCGCCGAGTTGCTTTGAATCGTTGGCGAGCCCGTAGCGTATGAAATTTCCCGATTCCATTTTGCCGGCGCCGCGCTGATTGCGCCATAGCCGCCAATGCTTGGCGACGGCCGCAAGCCGCGTGCGCGATTGTACATTGCTCTCGCTGTGTGGGTCGTCGCTCATTGGCCGTACACGAATTTCGTTAGTAGGATCGAGCAAATAGAGCCCATTCCGCCGCCGCAGACGCAGCCGGCGAAGGCCCAACGGTTGCGGTCGCTCTTTACGAATCGGTCCATGATGAAAAAATTAAACCCCGAAATCGTCATGTCAGTGACGAAGGTATAGCCGAGGAGCCCTTGATTGTACGCGCGCCCATTCGCCACGATCAGCGCGTAGAGCACGAATTCTAAGGCGAACCAAAATAGAAACGTCTTAAGCTTGAGCACGGGTACCCTCGTATGTCGTCGTCTTGGCTGTGTGTTTAAAAATGCGCCGCTCTTTATTCGTGGTCGGCGGCACGGCTTCCAAGTGCCCGGGATTGATGCAAAACCCGTTGCGGCATGTGTGGTCGATTTCGTAGCCCTCGGGAATTGGGCCAATGAATGTTTCGTACGAGACTATGTGCGCCTGCCGCTTGAGCCGGCGGCAAAGTTTCTTGCACCAAATCGTGATTTTGCCGTATGGCGTCGAGGCTCGCTTATCGCGCGCAGCGATCCACGCCCAACACTCGGTAATCGGGTCGAATACCGAGTTGGCAATTAGCCGTTCTTCCATATCTCGATAGCGTTTATTCATGCTGCCTCGACTATGTTGGCGGCTGCGAGTTCCGCGGCGATTCGTCCGCGCAGTTCCTCAGCGTCATTGGTGCCGAGTACCTGTGCGCTCAACACGTCGCGGCCGTATTTGAAAAAGAATCGCCGTTGTATCTCGGCCTGATCGCGTCCGAGTGAGTGTTGCCAGCCGGCCCAAAGCCCCATGGCCTTACGCAGTTCGTGCTGCGCCTCGAACCGCAAATTGTGGTTCTTGTGGATCGAGCGCACGACCACGTCGGCCGCGCCCACGGGTACGCGTGCCGGCCCGTCAACGAGCGCCTGTGCCTTGCGCATCTCGTGCAACACTTTCGGGTCGAGTTCGAGGCAATTGCCGTCAACCTCCTCGGGCGTCGAGCGGCGTTGCGGCGGCGGCTTGGGCGTTCCGCAGTGAGGACACACGCTGAGCGTCGCCTCGTACGGTTCGAGGCAATCCTCATTGACGCAATAGCGTAGCGGTATCTCGTCGTCTTTCTTTTTGCGGCTGCGGCGTTCGGCACGCGCAAGCGAATATTCGCGCGGAACATCGGGCAGCCCGTGGCGCACGTAGTTCTCGACGTGGTCGATTATGATGGCTTTGGGTTTGATGCTCGCGGCTATCTCGACGAGGCGCTGCGCGTCTGTGCGATCGTTCCATGTGGCGTTTTGCTGATCGGTCAGCATGAGGCGCAGCGCGCGGCCGAACTGTTGCGCGTACAACTGAAACGACGCCGTCGGCCGCGCCATGCTCACAACCTCGACCGCGGGAACGTCCACGCCCTCGCCGAGCACGTCCACGCTGACGAGTTGCAGGATTTGTCGGGCGCGGAATTGCCGCATGAGTTGGCCGCGCACTGCGAGCGGCGTTTTGGCCGTGATGATTTCAGCCGGTATACCTTCGCTGCGATACTTGGCCGCAATTTCCGTTGCCGCCTCGATATCGACGGCGAACGTAATGCCGAGCTTACCGGCGGCGAATTTGAGATAGTGCTTGACCACATCGCCGACGATTGTTTTGGAACCGTGGACGCGAGCGCGCACTTGCCGGTAATTCATTTCGCCCGTGTCGCCTACGTCGATATCGTCGTAATGAACGTCGGACGGCGGCGCGATCAATCGGTAGTCGCACAGAAATCCGCGGCCGATCAGCGTTCGGCCGGCTGGCCCTATGACAAGTCTGTCAACAACGCCGTCGCCGGTTGGCGGTCGCCCAAGGCCGCGGCCGTCAGCGCGCAGCGCGTGTGCCGTAACCAAGAGCCCGCGCGCCGAGGGGAACATGCCGAGGGCTTGCACCCATTTATTATCGTTGGCAAAATGGTGCCCCTCGTCGCCGACCACTAGGCCGACGCTGCGCAACCATGGGTCGTTCTTGTCGTAGTTGATAAGCGTATCGACGCCGGCCACACGGACCACGGCACGCGGGCTGTAGAACGAACGGCCGTGCATTTCTTGTTCAAGAGTGATGATTTGGCGCTGAATGGGCTGCGGGGCGATAATGCCGTGCGGTACGCCCTCGCGATTCAGCGCGAGCGCCGCTTGCCCGACGAGTTCTTGACGATGCGCTATGAGGCAGGTAGCTAGGTTAAGCTCGGCGACAATGTCGCTAAACAGAACGGTTTTGCCCCCGCCGGTCGCCATAACGAGCATGACAATACGGGCGCCCTCGGCCCATGCTGCGTAAACGTCGGCTTTGGCTAAGCCTTGAAAGTCTCTAAGCATGGTGTACCGGGAAAGTTGACACGGGCGTCAGTCTGTCGTAACGTGCGCCCCACGTCAACACCTAACCGGAGCAAGCCACGTGCAAATATTGATTGACACAGACAACATGCCGACAGTCGAGTTGGCCGCCGCTATCAACATGCTCGACGATATTCTACAGTCTCGTCGTACGCCAAGCCAACCCGCCGAGAACAATGCCGCCGATCATGCCGGCGAAGTGCAAAAAGTCA